ACATATGCACCAAGAATGTGCATAAATCCAGTACTACAATTTAACGTCCCGTGAGAACCAGAATGGTATAATTGCAGATCATTATCGGTTCCAAGTTCTATATTGACAGAATCCCCAAGACGTACGCCAGTATTTGTAGTCTCAAGTTTCTTTGCATTATGATAGTATAAGGATACGGCTCCCTCATGGGCACAAGTTATATAATCATCTTCATCGTTATAACTTTTTAGTTTGAGATCATTACTTGTAATCTTAAGAGCACCTGTTGCACTTTCTACTTTAGTATCTGTTGCATTATGAAATATTAATAGATCATTACCATTTCCTACTGAAATTCTTGTATCATCTGCAAATTCTAATTGTTTATCTGATTCATCCCATGTCATATCATATCCAGCATGACTGGAATTATCAAAGACAACATCACCAGTAAAAGTACCGCCTGCTAAAGGCATCTTTGTTGCATCACTTGCGCTAACAGCAGCCCATGTTAACCCACCTGTATTACCAGATTGAGCTTGTAGAAAGTATCCATTAGTAGGTGAGTTACTTATTTGTAATCTTGCTTCATCTACTGCAGCATCTGCAATAGCAGCTTGTACTACTGCATCGTCAGCTATCAAAGCTGATGTTATTGCATCGTCAGCGATTAAAGCTGATGTGATAGCGTCATCTGCTACCGCCGCAGATACTACTGCATCATCTGCAATCTTTGCTGAAGTTACAACATCATCAGCTAAACCTGTGGTTTTTATTTGTGTTAATGCCATAATTTACTTAGGATTGTCGTCTTTAACTTTCTTTATTTTAGCTGCCATATCAGCAGAGAAAGCTCCCTGCTTATATAGGTCGTCTAATTGATCTCCAATTTTTGGATAAGCTGCTCTTCTAGGTTCTTGATATCTATGTAAATTAGTTAATCTAGTGATTTCAGCATTAATTTCATCTTCTGTAGGCTTAGTTTGCTTTTCATCTAACCACTTAAGGTTAGCGTATTTATACTCACTGCATTCCCATAAAGCTCTTGGTTTTAAGGAGTAGAGAGCATCTAGTATAGTTGGATTATTCATTAGTCTGTATACTCCCTAACTGACATCCAACAACGCTGAACATCATTAGATGTTTCATTAACAACGATACTACCGTCTTGGAATTTATTCATCATAAGTTTAAATTGAACTTCAGTAGTTTGAGAAGCATCTGTATTAAAATTAATTTGATAATAACCTCTAACTTGGTGAGCAGCATTGATGCCTAGTAGGAATACACCATTAGAATCTCTAGGTCCAAATGTTACCTGACTCCAGTTAGATCCTCCATCATTACTTCTATAGACAGCTAAAGCACCCCAGTTATTATTAGAACCACCATCATCAAGTCTATACTGTATTCCAGCCTGCACTTGCATTTTACTGGTAGAAAATTTTGGAGTGATAGATACTGGACCTAAGTTAGTATCACCAAATCCAGCTCCACCTGATCTACTAGTTGCATAAGTTACATCACTATCCCATTGTGTTTGTAGTGTTACACCACCACTTTTTACATTTCCAGTGACTGTCGCACCTACTGAGGTAGTTTCAATTTTCTTTGAATTATCATGGTAGAGTTCTACTGCCCCATCATTAGTGGCAACAATATTTTTTTCAGCACCATGCCTTATTTCTAAGTTTCCAGCTGCAGCATTAATGACATTAACATCTGGATCATGGTATATTTCTAGGTCATTACCTGTACCGAATCTAACTTTTACATCATCATTATAATCAGTACCTGTAGCACCACCTACAGAAGCATCAGCCCATGTTAAACCACCTGAATTACCAGATTGTTTAGATAGGAATTGCCCATTAGAACCAGCATTAGATATATGTAGATTATCTTCATCAACTGATTCAGAAGACATATGTTCTAAATCTACTGCTCCAGCGGCTATATGCTCTGAGTTAATAACATCATCTTGGATATTATCACCATCTACGCAATCAGCTGCTAAGTGAACATGATCTACACTTCCATCTGTATAGTGTTCTGAGTCGATAGCATCATCTGCAATCTTGGCCCCAGTTATTGCATCTCCAGCTATCTTAGCTGTTGTAACATTACTGTCAGCAATCTTCGCTGTTGTTACAGCTCCACTACCAATCTTAGCTTCTACAACTGTACCATCTCCTGGTGTAGGAATACTTACAGCTGAACCAATTTGTAATATAAATGCACTTGATCCACTTGGAGGTGCTGTACAGAATCTAATTGTATCAGCATCTGTTAAATAAAATCCTTCCGAACTACCACTATAAGTACCAGTATTAGGCTTTTGGATTACACCATTTAAACTGATAAGAAGTTGATTAACATTAGTAACACTAGCTGCACTACCAGTATTAGAAGTTTCTTTTAAATCAAAACTTGTATCACTACCATCCCATGTAGCTGCTGTAGTTGTACCAGCATCAACAGGAACGAGGAATTTAAAGTCTCCAGTAGAGGTAACTTCTGACCATGCAGAAGCTGTACCATCATACACCTTCATCTTATTGGCATTAGTATCCCATACTAAATCACCGTCATCATTATTTGATGATGGTTCTCCTGCATGAATACGATACCTGCTATTAAAGTCGTTTATATCATCACTTAACTGTACAAAGTCTGACTCTCTTATCATTGCCTGGTGGTAATTATAAGTCTGACTTGATCCAGTGGACTGAACCATTAAACCAGCACCTGACTGGAATACATAAGGATCAGGGTTTGAACCAACTCCACCTCTTAATTCACTAGGGAATCCATTAATAGTTATAGTTGAGTTATCAAGAGCATCTCCATTAGTAGATACACCACTAGAGTTAACTTGTAATCCAGCTGCATCAGTTATACTAATTACAACGCCAGCTGATGGGATTGTATTAGGGAATGATTCATCATCTGCAATTACTTCAAGACCACCAATAGGTGCTAATTGTGCAGCAACATAATCTACAACAGCTCCTGATGTAGGAAGATGAGAATCACTGTCAGATATGGTTGTTTGTTCACAACCTACCTTAGCAATAGTTATAGCATCATCTGCTACTTTTGCAGTTGTTACGTTAGCATCAGTAATCTTAGCTGTCGTAACAGCGTTAGAAGCAAGTTTTGCATCTGTAACATTCGCATCTGCAATTTTAGCTGTTGTAACATTACCATCTACAATTTTTGCTGTTGTAACAGAGTTTGTAGTTAACTCACCACTACCTACAGAATTATCACCTAACTCAGTTATAGTTAAAGTGCCAGGATAAATTTTAGCAGCAGTTATCGTATCGTCAGCAATATGAGCATTATCAATGCTGCCATCAACATAATGCTCAGAATCTATAGCGTCATCAGCTATCTTAGCCCCAGTGATAGCATCTGCAGCTATCTTAGCTGTAGTTACTGCGGAAGATGCCAAATCAGCAGCTACAATTGTACCATCAGCAATCTTGGCAGATGTTACCTGACTGTCGGCAATATGAGCAGTATCAATACTACCATCAGTATAATGCTCAGAATCGATTGCATCATCAGCTATCTTTGCTCCTGTAATTGCGTCACCTGCTATCTTAGCAGTTGTAACATTTTCATCTGCTATTTTAGCTGTTGTTACCTGAGAAGCTCCTATATGACTAGTATCGATACTGCCATCTACTAATTCAGAAGAATCAACAGAGTTAGCTGCCATCATTGTAGCTGTAACTGTTGCTGTATCTCCTGTTGTTACTACTGTTCCAGTTACGTTAGGAAGAGTAATTGTACGATCAGCAGTAGGATCAGTAACCGTAAGAGTGGTCTCATAAGCATCGTCTGTAGCACCTTCAAATATAATCTCAGTATCCTCACCCATAGTGAGGGTACCTGTCATTGTACCACCAGTAGAAGATAACTTCTGCTCGTCATACTCCATAGCCTTACGCATTAGTTGCGTTTGGTTATTGTTAAGATCTTCAGATGTAATGGATGAACCTGGTGCATAGGTAGCTCTTGGTGTAGGGCTTCCCATATCGGTCTCAGGTCTTATTATAATTACACCACTAGACAAATCAGCGCCACCAATATGTATGGTTTTAGCTGATGTATCTACCGAATATTCTCTAGGGGAGGCGGATTCATTAATTGTTGAAGCTGTATATGTTAATGCTACATTATCTAATAATGCTACAACTTCTGTTGCTTTAAATACATCAAAACTCCCAGAGTAGCTAAATGTATTCGCAGCTCCCGTATTTTGGGAGTAGGTTTTTGTTACTTTAGTATGTGCCATTTAGTTTACTTTGGAAAATTTCTAATATTAGTTGTATTTGAAAGGCTTAGATTATTGTTTCTAATTAAATTTCTTTTCTCGTCTTTTAATTTTATAACTTGTGGATGGTCTCTTAAACCAGCCCATGCTCTATCAATAGCTCGTTCAAATATAGCTTTTATAAGAATATTATGTCTATAAGCTTTCATAGGATCTAAGGAGAAATTACCTAATTGCTTATCTCTTTCCATTTGAGCCATCGAAAGTTGTACATCTGATCTTAATGCTAATTCATTTAGTTGTTCTTCTAAATTAAATTTACCAATTTCATTTTGTAGTAAAGATCTTAAACCAGGATGTTTTCTTAAATTTGTACCATCTGGAGCACTATAAGCGAAAAGTCGTAAATCGTAACCACTATTAAATAGTAAATCTCTACCTGGACCTTTATCAAAAGCCAATTGTATAGGACTTACTGCATTAAATGCTCTTTGAAAAAAGTTCTGATTATTAATTGGTTTACCATTAAGCATATCATACTTAATAGGTAAGGTACCTTTTACTATAGGATTACGATTAGCTATATGATCCCAGAAACTTGATCCTAATTCCCTCATTGCTGGATTTAAGAATTTAGCCATTTCATTTCTCATTGAAGCTAATGGTAATTGATTATTAACTAAATTAGCTGCAGTCCTATTTAATTTATATCCACCACCTTCTCCACTAACTAAGTCCATTAATTGACTTAATCCTTGTAAGTAAGTTTTACTAGTAACACCTTTACCTAAAGCTGTTGCTACAAGTTGGAATCTTTGTTCTGCCCATTTTGGTCCCATTAATTCTAAATTATCTCCTACATCAGCAATATTAGCAAAGATTAAATTGAATGGTTCTAATGAATCATAAGAGACCCAAGCATTACCAATCTTAATACTACGTGGCTGCCAACCTGAGTCCATCCAAAGTTTCTTCATTGATGCATCGGCAGGTCCATTACCTGTTATACCACCTGCTAAATACTTTTGAGCTACTCCATATACTACAAGAGATCCTACAGCTTGTCTACCAATAACTAAACTTTTTGCAGAAGCTAGATCTGATGCTGATTCTATACCATACTTTAATAAATGACCTTCTTTAGCCATTTCAGCTGTAGCACCTAATATTGCTCTTGACTCATTAACCATCGCACCTACGACTGGTATATTCTTAACTGATAATCTAAGTCCATTAATACCAGTTCTAGCAAATAGAAAGAATGGTTTAGTTAATGGGTACTTGCTCATTAAATTATTTAGACCTTCTGTAAAGCCGCCTAATTCTGTAGTTAAAGTTACTTCTTTAAAGCTCTTATCTAAGAAAGAATCCTTAGTAATATCTAATACACCATCTTCATTATGTAAACGAGCGAATTCTATATCTTCTATTTCTCTTAGTTTCTCAGGGTTGATAGTTACATCATCACCATACTTAGCCATTACTTGTTCTATAGCTCGCTTCCTAGACCTTGCTTTAGATAATAACCATCTAAATGAATCATCCGTAGCACCTAATACTCTAGAGGACCATGTAAATAACTTATTACTATTAGCTTGTCTAGCAGCATTAGCTATATAGAAGGCAGCTTTATCTCCATCAGTACCATGCTTTTCAGCCCATCTACCCATTAATTCGAAATTAATATCACCTTGTGTATAATCAGTATAACGAGTTTTAAGATTAGCTAAATCTCCAGTAAAGTTAGCTTTAACATTAGCCTTGAATATTTTAAATGCATCTGGTATCAATTGGAACATAGCATTTGTTGATGCCATCGATGCTCTCATAGCTGCTACGTCTCCTGTAAAAGGAACACGTAATGTAGATCCAAATAAAGTAGATATTTCGTTTAAATAAGCATTAGAAGTTGTACCTAGAATAGCACGTAATGGTGTTTTAGGGCTACTTAAGATGCTATTAACCATCATTGCACCTAACTCTTTACCTAGTACACCACGTTTAGTTTTATTAGCAAAGTCACCACCTCTTAATTTTGTCCGCATCCATTGATCGAAATCCCTAAAGTTTTTAATCTTATCGGACATAGAGAATACTTCTAAAATACCTTGAGCTAATTCGTCTGAATCACTATCTCTTAAGAACTGCATCATTAATCTGACACCATCTACGGTCTCATCATGTAGTTCAGAAGTACGTTGAGTTAAAGCATCTACAGCTTGTTTACCACTTAATCTTCTATACTCTTCAGATAGTAAATATCTTGCTCTTTTTACATTAGATAAACCGAAAGCTAACTTCTCTGCTATAGCTGTCATTGGTGCATCTGTAGCAAAAATATCAGTTACTTTACTCATGTCACGAGTTACATTACTGACATCTCTTATTTCTTTAAATAAAGCTTGGTTTATAAGATCAGAGGCTACGATATTTTCCATCAAATTCTCAGGACTTTTATCGATATCTATAATTTTCCAAAATTCTTCACTAGATAGTTTCTCTAGATCACCACCTAATGTTTCATGGAATCTACGGAAAGCTGGTTCAAATATCTGTTCAAATGTTTTCCCAGTTCTTTCAGCATCCTTCATTAAACCTTGTACATATGGATCTCCTAGTAATTCCTTAGCTTTAGCTTTAAGAAAATCAGGTCCAAAGGAAGCTGAGTTAGTTGCAAGTTCACCTTGTAATGGTGACATTATAGAATCTACTGATCCATAACCCAATTCCATTATATCATCTAATTGCTTTAGGATTTTACCAATTGAATTACCAGATATAATATTACCTTGTGCAATACCAGCAACTAATCTATTTTTAGCAGCTCTAAATCTTGGAGATTGAGGTACGTCTGGAGCTCTAGGTATAGCAGCATCACCATCAAGTTGACTTCTACCCCATTCTACATCTTTATATTCGTACTCTCCTAAAATTCTACCTAATTCTGTGTTATCTAATTCCTTTAATCCTTCATCTAAATTTCTAATAGCAGCTCCACGTTTTCCACCGCTCATCCTTGAACCTGCTATAGCGAAAATTTTAGTAAATAATCCAGCTAAACCAGCTGCTTCTAAGGTATTCTTAAGTTGTTTTACTGCTGGATGATCATGTTCTCCTACAGCAATTAGATCTAAAGCGTTTTGAAATTCAGGATTATCTTTAAATAGAGGTGCTTCTTTAATTAAATTGAATGCATTTTCATCTGCTCTATATGGAGAAGCTTGCATATAAATAGCTTCACCAATCATTATTTTCTGTGTGTTATTTAAACCAGAAATCCACCTACCTAATCTACCTAATTTCTTTACCTTTCCTAATTTACCTAATAAACCTGTGGCTCCAGCACCACCTACAGCAAAGCTTCCTATAACCTTACCCGCATCTCCAAACTTAGTACCAGTCCAAGGTTCCTCTATTCCTAAAGAAGATAGAGGATCCCAAGATAATTCAAAGTTCTCACTAAAAGGGTTCTGACCAGAAATTATTCTACCTGTAGTTTCAGGTAAAGTTAATACACCATCAACTAACTGATATGCAGCACCTTGTATGGTATTGCGTAACTCGACCATGTTGGTCTCTGCATCAGCTGTACCTGATCCTGAAGTAAATAAATGCTTTCTATTTCTATGTAATTCTGCTCTATCATCAGCAACACCAAAATCAGCTAAGTGTCCTACACCTCCAACAACTCCTGTTAAATTTGTTAAAGCTTGCTTCCAAGACCACTTTGCAGTATCACCATAAATAAGTTGGTAATTAGGGTGATCTGGATGATTCTCTCCCTCTTGATAAGGTATTTGACTTTTTAATAAATCTGCATTATCTGCTGTATGTATTGATTTATGCTGCTTTCCTGTATCATATGGCTGCTGCTTTTGAGCAGCTTGAACTAGTGGAACTTCTTGAGATTCTTTCTTTTTCTGTGCTAAATACCAATCATTAAATAATTTGCTTTCAGATTCAATAGCACCTGTTTGTTGATCTATGAGCTCAGGATCTAGAGTACCAGCTTGTTGTTGTTCTGCAAGTTGATTTCTTCTAAATTCCCAATAAGGTTCCATTAATTTATGGGATTCAGTCAACTCATTGTTTTCGGATATATCCATTTAAACTGTTTGTAAATTTGTGTTATATAACCCCATAGCATACTCTTGTAATGCTGGAGATAATACAGGTGATCCTGGAATATTCCAGAATGATTGTAAATTAGAGTTAGGTCCAGATGGTTTCATTTTGTATTTAACATAACCCCTTTCATCTACATGTTTATATACAGTAATCGGGCCTTGATAGTATCGACCACCTTCTCTATGTATAGATACTTCTTTTGTATCAGGCATAGCATTAGCTCTTTCAAGTCGTGCCTCAATAGATTTTTGTATTAGCAATTCTTTTTGTGCTTTTCTCTCTTCTCTTGTTTTCAAATAAAGACCACCTTCTTTTGGTGGTTCGTCATATGAATCAGTTTCAGGATTGAAAGTAAGAGTTATTGTTTTGCTTCTTGATTTTCTATCTTTAGATTTATCATAAACAACTTTTGTTTTAGTAAGAGGTCTATAAGTCCTCTTTTGTTGATGCCACTCTTTTAAAGCTTCGTTGTAAGCAGTAACATTATAATTACTTGCCCTAGGCATAGGTGTTCCCGTAATGGGATTTACATGATCAGAAATTATCTGTCTTTCATCTCCAGGTTGAAGTGGAAAATCTTTTGGCTTTGGTATAGGACCAGGATCATTATCATGGTATCCTTTCTCATTATAAATTTGGTTTGAGTTTATTTCTTCTTCTTCTTCGCCATCTGAACTAGTATCACCAGAATTTTTAATTGGTAAACCTTTCTCATCAAACTTTAAATTTTGTTCTTCTTCTGTTTGCCCAACATATTGTGCTGTACTATAATTCCTTTCATTCAGACCATCTATTGCATTGATCTTAGCTTGATGTAAATCTGTAGAATTTGTTTTATATCCAATTAATCTATTAAATCCAGCAATCGTTTCAGTTAACTTCATAGCTTCATTAACAGCACTTGTTGTTGGTAATGCTTTACCTATTTGTGCTAACTGCCAAGCTGCTAGATCTTCAGCTGTATGGTTTGGCATATAACCAGCTATCCAGTTATATACTTCTGGAATCTTGCCACCTTTGCCTTCTGCATAAGCCAGTAGTTGTTTAAATTCTATTGAGTCTGGACCTAAACTTGGTATCCAATATTCTTGTTCTAGTAGCTGGACTGGAGAAAGACCTTCAAATTTTGTAAGGATTGAGTTAGATAAATACTCTCCTCTTTTTTGATCCCTTACAATATCTTTCTTTTCTGTCTCTTTGATATCCCACTTTAAATCCGCATCAACATCTCCTGCAGGTCTTACATTACCATTAGAATCTGGTCCTAAACCTAAATTGTACCTAACCTTACCCATTGCATATTCAAATGCTTTATTACCATCCATATTACCACTCTTATCTAACCATCGACCATCCGATCCCACAAGTTCAGCCCATGCTGCCTTGAATACGCCTATATTTTTTTGGGTAAGATAGTCTACAAGAGCTGGATTCTTATCATCCCGTTTAGCTGTTTTCAAAGCAGCTTTGACCATATTTGGTATGCTTAACTCATATCCTGCTTCACCATTTGGTGTTACTTTTCTATATTGTAAAGCATTCCGCAGAATTAAGCCTTGATTTTGAGCCCAGTTTTTATGTCTTTTTAGTGTTTCTAGAGATGCATCGTTCATACCATAGATATCATTTGGTTCTAAAGGTATGCCTGCATTCAACTTAACAGTTGCCTTTTGTATTAGTTCTCCTTGATCTGTAAAAACTAAATCATTATATACATCAGTTAACCATGGAGCGAAGTTTGCGCCTGGCGTGGGTTCGAAGTCTCCACCTTCGTCAATCCATGCTGTTTGTAGGTTGGTAAGAACTGTATTTACAATCTGTGCTCTTTCCTCAAAAGGTAGGTCATCGATCTTCTTTTCTACAAATAAATAATTATATAGATCTCCACCTTTATCTAATCTTAGCAAGGACTCTTGTTTCTTTGCATCTGCCTTAGCATTACTAGTAATCTGATTAGCACGATCACGTAGTTGCTTTTGCCTTGCATACTCATTGATGATATTTTGTAATCGTTTCCTATGAGAATTGAGGTAAGTTTGGTCTTTGTCTTTAATCTTTATGGGAGAAGGGGCATTTTTAAATATTGTGTATAATTGACCTTTTGTTAGATCACCTGACATCAGAGCGCTAACAAATAATTTCTCGGCTTCCTGCCATGCACCTAATGGTCCTAAGGGATCCTCCTTATTATCTAATGTACCAGCAAGACCTGATATAAGTTTAGTTAAATCCCGATCTGATTTAAAGTTTTCAAATAATTCAATTCTTTGGTTCTGGGAAGACGTAACATTATAAATGGTACGGTACTTATCCATTACCCCTTTTTTAGCTAAACTATGAGCACCATTCTTTATTTCTCCAGTACGTCCATCTACATAATCATTGATCTGTTCTAATTCTAAGAGCTCTTTACTGAAACCATTGATACCATTCTCTTTAATTAAATCTTCTAATATTCTATCTACAAATGCTTCCTTAACAACTGGTGGTATATTAGGATCATTATGTATTTTTTCTGATGTTAACGGTTCAGGCCAATTTTTGAGAGTATACTCAGTATTATCTTTAGCTAACTTATAATTTAATTTAGATCCTACACTCTCCTTCCATATTCCTAGTTTTCTTCTGGCATAAGCAACTTGAGCATGTGGTGATAACTTAGCAAATCTATCGGCATCTTCATATAGATACCCATTAAGAAGCATATCCTGTTTCACATTCAAGTGAGCAGTATCAATGTCACTTACTTGTTGTAAACGTTTTTCTAATGCTGCAACCTTTCTAGCTCTATCTGCTTTCTCAGCCTCAATACCTTTTTGCTGTTCTTTAGATATATATTCTCCATACTGAAAAGGTATTAAACCACCTTCACCAGTTCTTATATCTGGAGAACCAAAAGTTTTACCAACAAGTAAATCAGAAGCTTTGCTTATATTACCAATAGCTTCTTTTTCTTCATTTCTGATAAACTTAATTCTGTCATTAGCATTACGCCACCGTTGTTCTAGGTTGTACCTACCACGGCCTCTGAGGCGTTCGATGTTTTCTTTGTATGTCATTAATCAGTACTCCATGCCTGAGACCAATCTGTACTTCCGTCAGATAATGTAGGTATAGGTGGTCCTTCTAAACCTAATTCTAGATCTGAAAATCCGCCATAACCGCCATGTTCCATGCCTGTTGCCTTTGCTGCTGTCGCTTTATGCATACCATACGAAGATAAAGCTGTACCAGCTAATCCTAACATTAATGATGCATTAGAGGGTTTAGCTTCTAATTCTGGTGGTACAGGTGTATGCCCATGTATTGGTGGGAAGCGTACTTTCTCATATAACTTATCGATTTTACTCATAGCAGTAGTTCGCTGTCCTTCTCTCTTAAGAGAAGCTTCTTCTTTTGCAAGTAATAATCCGTTTACTTCTTTAGCTATTTCATACCCTTTCTTCTGAGCACTTTTACCAGCAAGTCTACCAGCTGTTCTACCAGTTTGGGTTCCTGCATATTCATTCTCATACATTTTAATGATAGCATCTTGCATTTTAAAAGAACTCTTAGCAAACATTTGATCAAGTTGTTGATCTATTTGAGTCCATTGATCTACCATTGCTTTGAATACACCTTCTTGTTCTACTTCAGAAGCTACAGTATCATTTAAATACTTTGCATTATCTAGCTTAACTTCGTTGATATAATTTTGATTGTCATATTCAAATTGCTTAAGTCGCTGCCTGTTTCGAGCGTTGACTCCTGCTTTTTTTTCTCCATGGGCTGCCACTTGGCCTGCGCCTTGTATGACGCCCATTCCGATTGATACTGGATCGCACACGGCAAAATTCTATAAAGGTTAATTTGTTGGGACCATGTTCAAGTTCCCGTAAGAACTTAAATCCCAGAAACTTTAGAAGTTTTAGATGAGCGGTATTCCGTTTATCTACTATATTCCAAAGAAGTTCTTCTGTTCTACTTTCTATAAATCGTTTAGCTTCACGTGCAAAAGTTAATGGGTAATCATGGATAGCAGGTGTACATAACATCCATACTTTTCCACCTTCTTGCACTCCCGCCAATCCAGCAGTCCTGCCGTTTGGCACATTAAAGTATACTGTGTCTCCATAGAAAGCAGCCTGTGGAATATGAAGAAGTGGAAAATGGCCATGGCCTTCATACACTTCTCTATAATCATCAGGTCGAAGATTAGAAGCCACTTCAACAGCAGCTTCCATTGTAATTGGGTGAATATATTTAGACACGTGAATAGTATTTAGGTGAGTAATCTCCTTCCCAATTCATTGAATGTATAGTTGCTGGTGAAGGGTGATTTGATTTTAAAATTACAGTAGTATTTACATTTCTATCATAGACAGGTATAGTATGTGTATAATTTTTTGCAATAGTTGCTGTACTAGCTAACACATTATCCCATTCTAATGATTCAACAGTATAGGTATAGTCATCTCTTCCTCTTCTTTTTAATGTTACATCTATTACACCTACATCACCAAAGTCAAAATTCATTCTATGTAGAACTAATGATCCACGAGTCTCAGCTCTAATTTTGTCACCTTCAACTCTGGTAAGATATATTTTAGGAAGTTCAACTGAAAATTCAAATTCATATCCTACCACCAAATCTGTATTTACTGGAGTAGTAGATGAACCTGCTACTGTAGAAGTTTTCCAGTTACCAGGTAGTGTTACTGTTTCATTAGGAGCTGTACCAGTAATAGCAGATGCTGGTACATCATAACTCTTACCTGCAGCATCACTATCTGTTATACAGTAAACTGATAAATTTCTTGAACTATAATAACCAGCACCTAATGTAAATGTAGTGACATCAGTTTGAGCATTATAAGTTAAATCGCCAGAAGCTACGGTTTTTTTCGTATCTAAATGTACTCTATAATCATCAGGAGTCGTTCCAATTAATAATGTATCAGGATCACGTTTTATATCAAATGATTCTAATGTATAAGTAGAACCTGTATTTAAAACTACATAATATTTATCATCCATTACTGTATGGAATATTACATTATTAGGTAGAGTCCATCTAAACCATGCTGATTGAACACGTTTACCTCCTTGAATATAATACTTATATCCCCATATTTCATTACTTGCAGTATGTAATGTACTATCTATAGCAAATAAAATTAAATTATTTTCATTAGACTCAGCTACTAATGTTATATTTTCAGGAAATGAAGCAGCTATTGATTTACTTTGTTCTACTATATCAGGTTCATTTCTAGTAGAAGCATTGGCCATTTCAAAGAAACGAGTATTTTTAGCTGTACTATTTAACCATCCAAGTGTAGTACCTAGTGAAACTGGTTTAGTATCTTCATTAAAAGCATAGGAAGATAGATAAGTTATCTTAGCTGTTTCAGGTGTAAGTAAAGCTTCAGCTCCTGAACTTAATAAGAACTGCTCACTAGCACTAAAGATAACTAAACCTGCATTAGACTCAACAGCATCATATAATTTAGTAGGGAATGTTGAGCTAGATTGTAAATCAATAGGGTCTGCATTGGAAATTGCCATCGCAGTTTTTACCCAAAAATTATAGAAGTCATTAACTCTAGATAAGATAATATTTTCTGCACTTAATAATGCTATTCTATTACGAAAGAATATCATCTTTTGAATTGGGTATCCTACAAAAGAAGGTGCTGCATTGGTTATATCATCACCAACATCACGCTCTCCCCATGGCGGATAACTGAATCTAAAAGCTCCATTAGCATGATGAGTTTCGGCTGCACCATTAATATCAAAAGATCCATGTGTTAATGTTTGAGCATTGTTACCTGTACCAGTTAAATTAATAGCTGTACCAGCAGTAGCATTAGAAGTTGATGTGGCTAATTTAATTGTATTAGCATCTACTTTAATAGCATAATATACAGTATCATCAGACAATCCTGCAAGAGTTGTACCCCCTCCATTGTCATATAAACATCTATCTCCTGTCGAAATTCCATGCCCTGCAATAGTTATTATTTCAGTACTTGTGTTTACTGCAGATGTAGCTATTGTATGTTGAGTACTAGGTAGCACTCTTTTGAGCTGTAAGGGCATTGTATCATTATCCAGGGTAGTTGTTATCCCAGGAGCTGCTACCTCTTCCCACACGCCCTCTCCGAATCGAGCTGGGTGTATTGTAACGGTCTCGCCTGAACTGATAGTTCCTGATGCTGAATCAGTGATAGTAAATGTAGTAGAACTTGGTACACTTGCTATTGTATAATACCCGTCCGTAGCAGCACCACTTGTAAAATCTAAAATGACTTCACTACCATTAGCTAATCCGTGAGCTGCTGTTGTAGTTACTGTTACTGTACTACCTGATCGTGCATATGTTGCTGTTTGTACAATATCAGCTGATATACCTTCAGCTTGAAAGCGTAGGTAGTAATCATCCATATCTTCACCACTATTCACAACACGGACAGTATATCCATGCCTGCAAACACGTGGTAAATCTGCAATATTATTAACTTCAGTAGTAGATATATTCATTAATTGTTTTTCTGGTGAAGTTACACCAAAAGAATCCTTACTATATAAATGTAATCCATTACCTACAACTGTACATTTTATACCTGTACCACTAATAGCATCTAAAGCTGTTTTTATATCACCTAAAATACCACCTGCAGATACATGCTCTTCATTATTAGAAGATGTAGGTGCTGGTCTAACCATAGCTATATTAGCTCTAGAAATAACATTTACATGACTCTTAACAGTAACAGTAGTTGTGATACCTTTCTGTGAAGTATATTGATGAGTATCGTTAGTTGTCCATCCTTCTCCACCAAATTGTAATTTACAATATGGGTTATAGGCATCGTGATAATTATCGGTATCATCATCATCTGTAGGTTGAGGAGTACATCTTGTATCCATCTCATACCTAAGATTACTCTTACCACCTGAACTTCCATTAGGTGGTGAGGTAGACCATATGGCTGTACCTGTACTTATATTAACAGTTTCTCGGCCCATGCCTTTACAATCACCATTGCTACTGCCACTATAACTATAATTTTCATCAACTACTAAACCAGTAGCTCTAGTATATGTAATTGTTGAATTATTAGTTAAATCATAAATATCTAAAGCATACTGTTTACCATAAGATATTTGATCTAGTTCGATAAATGCTTCATTTATTTGAGCTGGAGATTTTTCACTGGCAGCGGTTTTAATAGCAACAGTCTTACGTCTATTGACAAATAAAGTAGTTTCGTTAATAGTAAGAGCTTGTATATCAGAAGATTTCTCATCTAATAATTCTGTATTATCTAAGTAAGTAGCTTTATTTGTTCCAGTAATACCTGCATAATCAACGGGTATCTCAACACCATCGCTACATCTCCATATTTTAACAGCTCCATCAGCTCCAACTTGTCCAATGTATTGTTCATCATCTGTTGTATAAATATTAAACCATTTAGTATGTGATGCAGTAGAAGGAGAAATTGTAGTAATTAAATTACTTCCAGGACGTTTGTTTAATTGAGTAACTACATCTGGTACTCCATTTACTAAATCACTTACTTGTCCAGGTGCTTTTAATTCATCTGGTAAGTCAACTTTACCTAAAACAAAATTAGGTATTTTTTGTGTAACACTAGCCATTATCTTCTTAAAGCTCTGTAAGGTTGATAAGATTGATAAGCGGAATCATCGGGCCAACCAAAGATTGTGTGATCTCCTTGTTGACATTCATATTCCATACATGCAGCTCTAGCTTGAGCTTCATAAGTTGCAAGCATTTTCTGTAAATTAGCGTTTGATACTAATTGTACCGCTGCTCTTCCACACGCTTTATAAACTATATATCTTTGAAATGGTGCAGGTATATCTTCAAACTCAAGTCTTCTAACTTTATTTACATAGAAGTAATCATCATCTGGATATTCAAATGTATGATTTACTCTATCATATAATTTCCAAAGACCATCACTGTCCTTTCGTCTTACAAAGTCACGGGTACGATCCCATGCATCTTCCATATCAATTCTTATAACATCAGATTCAATAATGATTTTATTATCACTGGCATTAACATTTTCTTTTATATGATATTCAATATTAAATGTCCAACCTTCATTTTGAACATCTTGATTTACTTCTTTTAATATATTATATATAAAAGATATCTCAGGGTTTGCAAAGTCTAAACCAGATATTGGGGATTGACCTATACTACCAAGAATCGCATTGACTGCGGATAGTTCGGTATCGATATCAACGGTTGTGGTAGTCATAGTTAAGATTCGTGAATAAAAAAAGGGGAACCGAAGTCCCCCCTATGAGTTAGTTATATTGTGCTGTAACTACAGCGCATGTATCAACTGTACCTGAGCTGCCAACTGTGGCATATGCTAGGCGTAAGTTTTTAGTTGTGGAGGCAACCGCTGAAGGGGTGCCTGATCCACTTGTATCAGAAGGAGATATACGGGTTTCTGTACCTTGACAGGAACCGTACTCACCAACTGCTGTTGGGACTGCCATAATATTTTATTGTTAAGAAACTGTACCAATATTAGCAGGGGTAAGATGCTTCCTACCATACTCTAAAGGAGTAGCTGGGTCCTTGGTTATTGATTTATCAACTGTACCAATCCCACTAAGAGTACTAGATTGACCTTTCTCCCTGGTCATTGTTACATTTGTTCCAGGATTAAGAGACATGATTAGCTACGTGCTGAAGTTAGTTCGATTGCACCTGCAGGGTTAAGTGTACCTACACCCATTGCAAGTCTACCAACCATAACATCACCTTGATACAGTACGGATACGTCACCACCTGTTACTTGGACTTGTGGTCCAACGGCTTCAACGATACCAGCTGCGTCACGCTGATAGATCAAACCACAGTGAGTAGAGAAGTCACCATTATAGGCATTGTTCTCACCACTCTGTGCATTAACAGTACCTGCCAAGAATGGTAGGTTGTTAGAACGCTTGATTTGAATACCAGCAATTTCTACAAGACCTTCACCAGAGTTAAGGTTACCTTGTGAGTTACCATAGTCTCTGTTGAGGATGTTAGAAGAAACCTGTGATACTAGAGCATAGTACTGACGTGGGTTTAGCACGGCTGTACGGCCTGTCTTAGGTAGGTTCTTTTCATCAAGAACTGCAGCTGCTTCAAA